CGGGCCGTCGTACACCTGTAGAAGTTCATATTTTTGCAGCCAGTAGATATTTTTGCCGATAACCGTAGGAACCCATGCAAAGCACGAGCGCGTTCTGATTGTGCCCTGAGCAGGGCGTTCTATGGTAAAAATCTGCATTTAAATGGAAATTAGGGGCACTGTAGGCTTGTTGAGGGGGTTGGACTCCCTAAAACCCACCCCCTGCAACGGCCTTTCGACTGCAATAATGCACTTTTTCGCTCATTATGCAAATAAATTAATTGTGGCGCAAGTTCATTAAACAGGCATAACGAGCAGCATCCCACATATGATTGAAGTCATCAATAGGCTCTTCTAACCTGATGCCATTAACCTCACGGCGCTTGTAGTTAGTCTGCTCTTTTAACACTGCTTGGTAGTGTTGATTCTTTACCAAGTGTATCTTATAGTTCTTCATTATACCTATACCATCAAGTATACTACCGGGATATTTGTTAACAGCAAGAAATCTATACCCGGCTGAGCGGGCGGCTGTTATGTAGGATGGCTGAGCGCTGTCAACCCATGTCTCCCAATGCTTTTCCATACATGTGGAGGCTAGTTGTACATACGCATGAGTTGAAGGTGTGGGTTCATACGCCAGACATTCTATATATATGTTGGCTTTTTGAGTGTCGTTGGGTTTAGCCTTACGATCAACACCTACTTTAACAAGGGTTGACGGGCTTTCTGTTTCACCTATATCACCACCGAAATATATTTTCTCTATGTTAGTTGGAAATTCATCTATATATGTAACGTCTTTAAATATAAGTCCTTCAGGTGCTGAACGTAATCCCAATCCATACACATCCCACATGTACTCATCGGCAGTACCCGCTGCTATATTTGTAGGGTGTGGCCTGCGCTTATCCCGTGGTTTACCTCTGTCGTCCGGATGAGTTGGCTCATAAGATAAAATTTTCCGGCGTTCAGCAACACTCAAGTATGGGTTGTCCAGAAACGTTGTCTTCAAAAATCCTACGTCCGGCCGGTGGCATACACGATCATACACCCAATGTACAGTGGCCTTAGGATTGTAGTCACCCCACCAGAATTTCCGGCAACGCATTTCAAGCTGATTGAATACAGCTTCCGGTATATCTAAGAACTCATTAAAGTATAGATAGTCGCTACCCACCCCGTGCAGTACGGTATCGCTATCGGCACCCAACATGTTTATTTTGTTGCCGAATAAATGGAACGACGCTACTTCCTTCTTACCTGCAAAAGGTGACGCTATACCGTACATGGGTAAGCGTCTGTTAAAGTCCTCGTACAACGTAGTCTTAAAACTGTTATACGTTTCCTTTACTATATTAATAGTAGCACCTGTTTCTACCTTACTTGCCAACAATACTATAAAGTCTACAGACGACCAAGTCTTAGCCGATCGGCTGCTGCCCTCAAGTATAGCGCCGGACTTCTTAGTCTTGAATGCACACTCGTGGAGGAATAGTAAGTTAGGGTTTATAACACGTCCCATATTACAGTTTTTTCATTGTCAACAATTCATACACCGCGGAGGTAACGGCCACCACGCAAAAAGTAATTGCAAATATAGTTTCCATAGTGATTAGTATTTAATGTTTAAAAGACACCCTCCACACGTATCCGAATTAGCTTTCAACTTCTCCCGTTTGAGCTTTCTTGTGTGCGCGTGTGGAGAGTTTGCCGGTGTAGTGGGAGTTGCACCCACGTTGCAGGTTTTCATTGAGCCCATGCCGCCCTAACTGTCTAGACGATACACCGGTTATATAGGTGTACAGCAACGCCTCTATGCCTTACCTGTGGTACACGCTGCTGTACTGTATCCGACCGTCTGTTGGTTACGTTTCCTATAAACTTTCTTTAAAAGCTCTGAGCATCTCTTCTGCAAGTTTATGAGACACCTTCCTAACCTCTTTCTTAAGTGTGTACTTGAATAAACGACTTGGCTGGCGATTCAATTTCTTATAGTGGTAGTTCCTCTTATTAACCTTTCTAACCCTACGCTTCAACACATCACGCATTGCCGTCATAAGATCGTATTGAAGACTGTTAGGGCCACCCGGAGGGAACGGTTTATCAAACGTACGGTCAGGCGGTGGAGGGATATCAAAGTTCACTTTTTCGATATAAGAATTCGGCGCGGTGTCGATTCTATACATAAAGTATATAACAATGGCTACTACAACAACTACAATTAGTAGTGGCCATGCGGGTAAAGTTAACAATATCATCAACATAATTCGTTGGGGTATATAGGTGGGCGTTCGGTAGACAACATGATAGGTTCTCCTAGCTTAGGGCATATCACCCAGTGACTAAACTTTTCACCACACACAGAAATAACGGGTTTGGTTAAGGGTGCAAACTCAAGCTGGTCATGGTCTTCGCCACACCGAGCGCATGCTTTTATGCTTACAATTATAGTTTCCATATTACTCTTTAGGTAAATTCAATTCATCAGGGAACAGTTCAGCTACTTCACGCCTGTCATCAACCTTGATGTTCTGACTGTCGGCCAGTCCGAGGTCACGTGAAATAATGTTAGCGTTCAGTTGATCAGCAGCAGCGTGCTCGAACTTCTGCTGATATATAGTTTCCTCAATCAGTCGGATGACTGGGCTGAAATCGGCGCCTGAAACTCGCTTCTGATTCTTGAACGAACGGAAGTAATCAGTGTTGCAATTAAGATATCTGCAAAGGCCCTGCATAGTAAACGCGCGTACTTTGTTCACACTTGCCTTAGTGATCATACCGTCACTATGAAAAACCTTCTGCTCCTTCAATGGATTATCAATACACCACTGGAAGTACTCACACGCGGCTTCCCACATGAGCTCAGGCGATTCAAACAGTTTGTCACGGCCATGCTTAGATCGCAAATTCCAGAACTGGTTACCTTGCGCGAAACTTGTTTGGTTACCTTTATATGCACGAGGTACTATGCCATCGCTATTGCTTACTCGCTTAGTTTTCTTAGCCGGCACTTTCTTCTTAGCGGCCTTCTTAACTACTTTCTTCTTAGCCATAATTCAATTGTTTTTACACAAATATAACAAATTAGAATGGATCGTCCGCTTGACGAGGCACACGGGTACTCCACTGCTTAGATTGATTACGCTTCTTAGTATTCTCAGCAAGTGTAATCATCTGTATATTACCTGAAGTATATCCCATTGAATTAACCTTCCTGTCTATACTCATGCTCCATGAATGGGTTCCTTTATATTTCAGATATCCTGTTTCATCGCAGAATTGTTTAAACTGTTCGTACGTTAGATCAAAAAATACACCCCTTCTTTTAGCATTGCCCTTAATAATGTGGTAAGTAGCTCTTATAGGATTACATTTCCTATACAGTCTAGACTCACACTTAGTGCACCTCTTTCTATCCCTACGCGCATTGTTTAAACAGTTTGGGGTAATACAGCGTTTAGGTTCAATTACCTTATCGCTACGTGACTTCCTTGCGGCCATCCAGCTTTACTAGCAATTTTAATATGATCCGGGTATGTTTTAACAAGGTAGGCGCATTCCTTTATCTTCTGTTCCATACGGTCTTCCTTCTTACCGAATGCGCCGGCGGTATAACGTTTACAGTTAGGTAACACCCAATTGTTAACAACTACACCACCGAAGTATCGCAGGTTCATAGCTGTCCAGCAAGTGTCGTCAATCAATTGTACATTTTCGTCAAATCGTAAATCCGTTTTCTTTACGGCCCAGCAACGGCCATCGGCCAAACCACGATAACTATATTTGTTACGTCTGAACATAGGATTGTCTGTTAGGCTAAACCCAACAAGGGCGAACCCACGTTGTTCCGCATGCCGTACAGCCTCCTCTGCTATACTATATAACATGTCCGGTTTGCAAGGGGTTTTAAACTCCTCTCTATACTTTGACTGATTGACAGGTTCAATTGGGAGCCTGTGACTATCTCCTTTGTTGGTAGCTACAACTCTGTGATAGTTTTTATAGTATGTTACGTTAATCAAGTCATCCACCCACCACATAGCCCACTCACCCGGCTTCATCATAGACAAGGCGGCATTACGGTTATAACTTAATCCTCGTGGCTTGCCAGTGGCTACAGTCTCTGCTGACTTGTCTATACGCCCGGCAGTAATGAACTGCTTCTTCTGTTCCTTTGTATGGCATAACACTGTGTGCGGTATGCCTTCAAGGTATTGCGACGTTGTTATTTCGTCATAACGATCGTAAGTAAATACGAAAGTTTTTGTTATAAGGTTCTTCATAGCTTGTCCCCTTTCTTTCTACGTTTAACCCTTTCCAGTTCCTGCT